CCTTCATTGGACGCGGCAGACGGGTAAGACCAGATCACCTCAAAGAACTCGATATTAAGAACCGCATTCACCTTAGAAGCCTGGTTATAGTTAAAGTCGGAGAACACATAGTCCGACACATCAGACCGCAAAGGCTTCACAGCACCATCAAACACATAGAACGAACCGTCAGACATCCAAGCAACGCCAGTATCCATGCTGACAGAAGCCTGGGCGCTGATCACCCCGCAACCATAACCAACACGCTCAAACCCATAGACGAATGGGGGGCCTTGGTACGTCGCCAAGTGAGCATCAACCGTGGTCAACAGCAAAGACCCATAACGAGTGCGCTCGCCACAGATCACCTTGCCGGATGTAGATAACTCGAAATCCCCCGCCTGGTTTGTCGCTGATGGCGTCCAATCGGTATTATCTTCTTGGTCACACCATTGGACCTTGCGTGGATTACCGCCCGCTCCAAGCGCAAACAGAAACCGCTCTGGCGTTACCAAGATCGAAGAATTACCCGTGGGGGCAGCGGAAATCAGATCAGCCCGGCCAGCGGTATCCAAATCCCATTCGTAAATCTTGCCATCATCAGACCGGCAAGCCACCAGATACTCGCCCCAGTTATCAAGCGCCCATGTCGCTGCCGCTGCGATACCTGTTGGCGATACATCAGGACGCGGAGTGCCGTAGGTGCTGGTGCCGTAAGTAAACCCACCATAACCAAGGTTCTGCGTTGCAGCCGCATCACCGATAGACAATTCATACGCATAGTCAGCAGAGCCAGCATTCGTCTCAGTAGAAGCGGCGGCGGAACCATGCGTGACAGTGTAGGAGTTTAGCCCCGTCACCGTCATGATATACTCGCCAGATAGCGTAATCCCACTGGAACCAATCGCGGTTCCATTGGTGAATTTAACCGTGTCGCCGGTCTTACCCCCGTGACCGGTATCCGCCACCGTTACCACCGCTGACGCATTTACCGTGCTGAAGGCGTTAGTGAGCGTCCCTGTTTCGCGGATTGGCGTGATATTGTACGGCGAAGCATCCGCCTTAATGGCGTACAACTTCTTGGCGCCGCCAGTGCCTAACCAAGCATTCGCATTATTGGCCCGCCAAGCATGGGAACCACGCATGATGCCAGTAAGCTGAATGTTGCTGCCGTTATGTGTGCGCTTCCGCCAACCACCAATCGGGCGCAAGGTGCCATCATACCACCGCACCAAGTTAGCATCGTACCACCGGCCAGCAGACTGATACTGTGTCCCGTTACGATAAATTCCCGGCGGCAGCTTTAGCGGAATGTACATCTAGCCCCTCAAACGTCGAAGCCATGATTGAACGGTCTTAGTTTCATAGATGCGGATCACCGTCCAAACGATGGTGAACAGCGCCGCAATCGAAGGAAGAACCTGGGCCAATGTCCCCACAACCGTCGTGATTGATAACACATCCCCTATGGTCTTTGCGGTTTCGTGGTTATCAACCATGTCGCACCTGTAAGATTAGGGCTTTGCTGGCCAGGTTATATTCCATGGGAACCCGGTTTGGGTAGGAATATCGCGCAACGCTTGGCGATAAACTGCCCAGACCAAATCATCCACCGGGGCATCCGCAAGCTGGGTCCAATCGCTCTCCGCCAAACGCGCAGCCCGGTCAGCCCGCACCAACTTAGCCTGCTCCGCATCCTTCGCCGCCTTATAGGCTGCTTCTTGCTGGGCAGCGGTGGCTTCTGGCGTATCGGTGAAGATCGGCCCCAAGATGTGCTTGGTGTACCACTTGCCGTCAGCCTGCTGCTCAACACCCTGGCGCATTGAGTACTGATACACCGTGCCGCCGGTAGCCTGCGCCCCCTCAAACACAGGATCAACGCCAATGGCTTCCATCACCTCTGGCGTGAGTGTTTCGTAAGACGGACCACCATTGGCCAGCAGATAGGCGCGCAGTTCGCTCTCGAACATCACGGCGCCAGTGGATCGAATGCGGAGTTCCATGATGCCCTCTATGCGATTGCCAGGAAGATGAATGTACCGCCATTAGCATTAATAGCCGCTGGCGCCGTGCTGCTGATTTCAAAACCGGCGCTGTAGGTGTCAACGTAGTCGGTGCTGGTGACTTCGGCGGCGTTGCTGTTAAGGAGAAGGTAGGGATCATTGCCCGCCACAATCCCACGCGCGCTATCCCACACATACCAATCGCCCGTGCTGTCGGTGCGCTTGATTAGGACAAACCTTGCGCCGCCAGTAAAGCCGCAGTCGATTTGCTTGGTAGTGCCGGTGCCGGTGTAGGAGCCGACCTTGCTGACGCCTGCAACGGAGGCAAAGAGGTAAGCAACGTAGTTTACGCCTGCCGAATTTGTATGAGTGTTCCCCATGTAAAAAGTGGGGGTAAATGTTGTTGACGTTAACCCGCCCAAGTTTGATGTGTTAGTAGAAGCGGTAGTTAAATTTAAACCACTGGCAGGCGATGCGCCGCTCCAAAATCTATATTGTGTTCCGCTCACGTTAAACAGCGTCTGCCAATCCCCTACTGCGCTGCGTGCCTTGATAATATAAATTTCAGGGATGACTGTTAAGTTGTGGTTAAGGACTATTGAAGCGGCACCCGTCCCCGTATAGCACACCACGTCGAAGAAGCCGGGGGCGCGACGAAACATCCAATTTGCATAGGTAGTAGATGCAGCATTAATGCGACCGTAGGCTGCATCTACACCGAGATTTACCCCGATCATATTGGCAAAGCTAGTCAGCGCACTTGAGTCAGTAATATTTGTGCCAGTACTATTTGGTGATAACCACAACAATTGTCCCTGAAGACGATCCCACCATGCAGACTGGCCGCTAGTACGTACAACAGACATTACTGAGTCAGTTACAAAATTGGACGTGATTGTAGTGTTTGCTCCAGTGCCAGTGCGCGCAATCGGTCTGAACACACTCGTCCCCGTAGTCGGCGTCTTCATCGGGCCACGGCGGATGGCGATGTAGATGAAATTCTGGGAGCCTGTAAATAGGCCCGGCGTTGTAGCAGTAAATCCAGTGGCCGTTGGCGTGCAGAACCCTTCTCCATATACAGATTCTGTCCCAGTAGTGTTGGCGTTTAGTTTGTTGGTACCGGTCTGGCTCATGTCCCTCATAACATCAATCAAATACCAACTATCAACAAAGTCTGTGCTTTTTATCAACACCCACTGTGGCTCATACCCTAAATTTACGGAAAAGTTACCGCTGCCATCAGTAGTAAACGACCCACACGAAATCACATTGTCCGTGCCGGTCAGGCCAAAGCCTCCTGCGTCGTGGGCGAAAATGTAGGCGAAGTAGGTGCCACCAGAAGCGTTCACGTCAGTAGAGGTACCAAGGCTAAACACGGATGATGTCGGCGTTGTGCTGTTCCAACGTGTTGCGCCTGTAGCCGCTGCTGCCGTGGAGTTAAGAACCATGTACTGCGTGTTGGCCAAGCTGCGATGATACACAGCCCAATCGGCAGTTGTATCAGTGCGCTTAACAATAATGCAGCCCGGCACAGCGCCAAGATTATGCGCGATGGTCCGGTTAGCACCCGTTCCCGTATAAGTCACAATATCAAAAAACTTCGGCTGCTTGCGGAAGGTCCAGGAGGTGTAGGTTACGTTGTTGTAGTTAGTGCCGCGAGTTGCTGCTGTTGTGCCGCCTTGCGTGACGGTAAAGCCATTAGTATTGAAAGCGGACAGAAAATCATATGAAGCGCCAAGGTCTTCACCAGTGCCTAAGTTACTTGAAATAGCTTGATTGTTTGATGCGGTAGTACCCGCTCCACGCGCTGTGTCAAAAAGCACATTGTTAGAAGCCGCATTGCGTCCCTTAATCCAAACCATTCCACCTTTTGTTGAAAGATCAACATTGTTGGTGATGGTCTGGGTTCCGCCGGTAGTCGAGTTGCCCGTATAAAGATACGTCGAGAACACATCTTCGATGTAGTTGGCGGCGGTTGCCCGCGCACCAAAACCGTAGCCCTTTGCAGATGCGGCGCCTTGGGTAATTACGGTTGGCATTAAACTACCTCACTTAAACTGCGTCTGAGAAGCAAACACCGTGAACGCGGCGCTGCCGGTCTTAATGATGGTGTAAGTATAGACATCAATACCAGAGGCATTGCCAGCAGCCCATGCCGTGCCACCTTGGTACTTCGGCGTTACCGAAGAACCATCCACTTGCACCACGTTGTTGTAATAAGCCGTGCTACCCTGCGTCACCAAGAAAGCCACCGTGATCGCCTGGCCGCTTGACATCGCCGTATTCAACGAAGTGCCAGAGGAAGCGCGGAAGTTCACCGTCCAGTTAGCCGAAGCATTGGACGTATAGTAAATCACGCTTTGCGTGGTGACATCATAGTTAATGGTTCCAGTAGCAGCCGTAGCAGATACCGTAGCTGTCTCCGCTGCGTTAGCCAGCACCGCCGCCAACACGCTAGAAGAACCATTGAACGTCTGCGCCGCTGTAAACGTGGTAGCCGTACCCGGCGCGACATAATCCGTACCAGCAGTGGCGTTAGCCAAGGCGCCACCGGAGTTAGCCTTCAGAATAGCTGTTCCGCTAGGCGGCGCCAGGTAATCCGTCCCCGCCGTAGCGTTTGCCAAAGCCCCGCCGGAATTGGCCTTCAGGATCGCCGTACCGCTTGGCGGCGCCAGAAAGTCCGTCCCAGCCGTTGCAGCCGTAAAAGCCGAAGTGCCATTCCCCTTAACAATGCCCGTCAGCGTCTTGGCGCCAGTGCCCCCACTAGCCACCACCAAGGCGCCGCCACTAGCCCCGGCAAACAGCGCATCAATAGAATCCAAGTCGTTGTTTAACTTGGTGCCCCAGGTATCAGCAGACGCGCCAACCTCTGGCTTAGTAAGCCCTAAATTGGTGGTTGTCGTATCAGCCATTTAGAAACCCTCGCCTGTGCTGGGACACTTAGATTTGCGTCCATATTGTAGAGGAATCAACCAACGGCGTCCATGTTTTCGTACCATCTGGGATTTGCTCCCACTTCAGAATGGCCGAAGCCACAAACTCGCTAGACGCCCCGATTTGGACCGAAAAATTACGAATAGCCAAGGCGGTAGCGTCCAAGTTAGAGGTGGCAGTCATCGCCACCCCAGATACATAGACCGCTTCCCCTGAAGCCGTCAGATCGCCCGAAGCCTGAATGTTTACACCGGATTGACGGTAAATAACACCATCACCCGTAACTTCGCCAACCGCATCTATTTGAACCGCGCCCAAATAAATAATGGTGCCAGAAGGGGTTACAGACGCAACCCCATCTATGCTGGTGGCGCCGTTAAAAGTGCCGGTTCCAGCAGCCGTTAAGGCAGCAATGGCATCAATTACAGCCGCCCCCTCTTTGGGGTCTATGCCGTAATTACCTCGCCCATATAAGCCGCTGCCATAACCAGCCACTTAGATTACTCCAGGGTAATGTCTAGATCGCCAGCCGGAATACGGAAAACGTCGCCCGTGCCAATGGTCTTACTGGTGGTCAGTTCTCCGTAAGCCAACAGGTTCCCAGATGTGGAGGCATCGAAAATACCCACATAGGTAATCGTGCCCCAGGAACCCGTCGCCGTATCGAACTCAATAGCCCCGCTATTGGTGCTGGCGTTACCGCTGGTGGTCATCGTCGCTTGCTTGCGGGTGTAACCATTGCCGGAAACTTCCGTGCCGCCACCACCCTCGCCAGGGGCGGCGGTGAACAGCCCCACATAAAGGCTGGCAGACGGCGAAGAATAAGCCGTCCCAGAGAACACATAAGCCATTATCTTGTTTTCAAGATAATTGGTGAAGGCGTTAGTGGTCATTAGCCGAAACTCCTTGCTCGCATCCGAAGGGCTGATGTGGCCATGCGGCTTCGCTCATCCGAAACCTTTAGGTCACTCATGGCACGATCATACAAAGCGCCCCATACCGTGATGCGCTGATCGTCTTGTAAATAGGGCGCCGCCTGCAAAAGCGAGCCATAAAGGTACAAATCCGGCGCCTCCACCAGAAGCCAATTACTGGTATTGGATACCGTCAAAGCCGGAATCTTGGCGTAATAGGTCAACTCCCCCGTATAGGCAGACTCGCTATCCGGCGCCGGAATAACCTGAAACTGCTGGCCAATCTGCGTGTAATAGATCGGCTTGCCGCTCGCGCTGTTAGCCCCCTTCAGCATCGCCGCCTGATCCGGGGAAACGAACTCCATCACCGTGATGGGATTGGTGTTGATCTGGAAACGGATGCTTTCCAGCCAATCGCCAGGCACCGCGCTATACTCGCTGTCCAGCGTAGCCGTAGCCCGCTCCACCATTTTCCTGTGGCGGATGTTCCGGTTGAACTGGGCCTCCGCCAAAGTGATGAAATCAGGGATAACCGCCGTAAGGTCTGTCCTGATAAGCCAATCGCCTATGGAAGCTTGCAAGGTGGAATAGCTGGTAATCGCCATATTCATTCACCCCTAGAAGCAGCCGCATGGGAACAGGAAAACTCAAAAGCCCCGATATGGCGCACATGATGGCTAATATCGTGGTCCAACATCACCTTAAACCCTGTTTCCCTGGCTGACCGACAGAACCAGATATCCTCGCCGCTATATACACCATTTTGGTAGTGTATGTGAAACCAAGGCTTCGCCATCTTGCGGAAAACTTCAGCCTTAATCAGCATCAGCCCCATCCCAATGGCGGACACCTCTTCCAGCCCAGTACACCACTCTTCCGTATAAACCCGCTCGCTGGTCAGATCGTCACGGAAAGCCACCGGCTGGAGAGGTAATTTGCGCGTACTGTAATTGGCAGCAACAATATCCTCATCCCGCGCCAATAGCTGCCGGATGCTGTCCTTGGGGAACCGCATATCGGCATCCACAAACAGGACATGGGTAGCGCCAGCGTCCAAAGAAGCCTGGGCCAATTCCTGCCGCTGGTTTACAATCAGCGTCCCTTGGTTCTGGAACAGTAGCACCCTGTCCTTTGTCGCCGCCGTATGGGCCGCAACGCACCGGGCCAGATCGAAGGCAAACCCGCTATCCACCACATCGCGGCAAGGGACACAGACAGAAACAATGGCGGTCATCAAACGCGCCCCGGCCTGGTACGGAAGAACCTATTCGAAGGGTCATTTAGCCACTTCTTCATGGCTACCGGGTCATCCACGATGCCCTTCATCTTCAAATCATAAAAGACCGCCATGGGGATGGAAGCCACCTTGTTCCATTCGCCATAGCGCCCGTGATCTTCATTAAACTGCGCCTTATTGGCTTCAATAATACCAGACACATCCTGGCGCTTCTCAATCAGCGCCGTATCTGTGCCTTCGTCATAATGCCAGTAAGAAGTAATCCCACTCACCGGATCAATATTGAAAACCTTGTCAGCCATAAGCCACCTTTGAAGTGGGGCTGGCAGTCACCCGCCAGCCCCGTTGCCATTACGAA